ACACCCGTGACATCAACGTTGATACTGAGAAGAATCGTAGGCGAACCTAACGTTGCTGTGCCTTCAACACCTGTAACCGGCAGTGTGTTGTTGCTTATCGTGGATACTGTGCCTACAGATCCAGTGCCCTCAACACCTGAAGGTGAGCCGGTTGCACCACCAGTTGCGGTGCCCGTGTTTGATGATCCAGTGCCCTCTACCCCAGTAACCCCTTGAACAATGCTCAAAGAGAAAGAAGGTGTCCCTATCTGCCCTGTGCCCTCAACACCTGTAACGGGGAGGGTATTGTTCGATATTGTGGATACAGAACCGGCAGAACCAGTGGCTGATACTCCCGTGACAGGGACAGTTGCTCCTAACGCAATAAAGACAGACCCTACAGATGCTGTCCCCTCAACGCCCGTTACAGCTAGGGTGTTGTTTGTAACAGTAGTGGCGGCAGTGACTGCGCCTGTAGCAGACACACCTGTGACTTCGACGGGCAGGGGTGTTCCCCACGCGCCTTCGCCCCAGCCACCTCTGGCCCAGCCGTTAATTGCCGCCATGTACTAAGTACTAGGCTATTCGGATAATGGCGTTAGACGCATCCGCAGTAGGGAACTGAATAGTAAAGTCACCCGCTGTTGAAGTCTTGTCACCACCAAAATCCAATGCACAAACAGAAGGGTCGCCTGATGCGGAATCATTAAAGATAAGCGCACCCCTCGCCGTGACTGTTGCATTCGAGAACGTAAGATCAGCGAAGTCTGTCAGTGCAGTCGTACCTGATGAAGACGGATCAACACGAGTAAGGGCTGCACCCTTTGCGGTGTAGTTTGTACCCGATACTTCGTTAGATGTCGTGTATGCGGTGGTGCCTGCGCCCAAAGAAGCACTGCTTGTATACAGTGCCAAGTTAAACGTGCTTCCGCCTGAGTTTAGAAAATTGTGTTTTGCTTCCAAAAGCTCTTTCTTGAAAGACGTACACATTGCTGTCGTAATAGCCATTATAGACTCCTTATGATGTTCGCCATATCAGCATGGCCCTGGTTTTCAAATTCAGCGGCAAGAGTAACTCTGTCACTACGAATCGCCTCTTTGACGTAAAATAAAACTGTTGCTCTAACAGCCCTTTTGAATTCGTTTGCTTGTTCCGCAATCAAAGGATGACAGTTTCCGCCTACGCTAACAATCCTATCCGCCGCTGCATCAGACCAAAACTCTGGGTCATGGCCTTTGTGATCGGTGGTGGAGACTAAAACATTACCAACCTCAGATTGAGGCGCTTCAAAAAATGACAACGTTAACCCCTTGCAATGTCGTATCTAATTTCTTCTCTTGCACCATAGCCTTCCCCTAACGCTTTGAGGGCTTCCATGGCCATAGAAAACCTTTGTTCGTACTGGCCAACTTCTTCGGGTGTTTTCAAAAATGTCGCCGCTTCGGCCAGTGTCCCATACAACAAAGCGTCTGGCGCGTTGTCAGACAACCAGGTTGTATCCGTACCAGACGTTGTAGTTAACGACGCTGGGCGATACTTGTAGTGTAACTGGTAGGAATAGTTTGCCGCTGGCGTTGGGCCCAGAAGGAACGTTGTGTCATCAAACAAAGCGTAATATTTAGTCGGGCCTGTTGTTGACGGGTTTGGCGTGTAATCTCTTATGAAAGAAACATGCTTCAACAAAGGGTAGGTGTATTCATTGCTTATGATCAAAGCAAGACTATATGACGCTAGAAAATCAGATGGGGTAGACAGGTATGGATTTCCGCTAGTTCCAATGCCTTCCACATTTTTACGGAACACAGGCAAAGAAACATTCTTCAAAATCCGCTCTTCTGCTTCTTTGATGAACGTATCAAGCTCAGCAACAAACGTAGTTTCTGCGGTTTCGCAATAGTCTTGAACTGTGGATTTTAACGTAGCTAATGTAAAACTCATGTAATCACCACCGTCACTGCTCCAATAGACCCAGTTGCACTGTCTATGCTAAAGGCTGAGCCAATAGGGTCGCCTGTAATAGACATAACCTTGTTTGCATCAATTGTTTTTACAACGCCTTCCCCAGCAACGCTTGAGGCCGATCTGTTGGGTCTTGGGAACCTAAGTCCTTCAGCATCAGAAACGTTTTTAGGCGGCTCTAATTGAGGGTGCTTTGGCTCGTAACACTCTGTGCATACGCGAAACCCAGTCCACTCTTTCTTCAAAGAAGTGTACTTGTACTGAAAGCCGCATCTATCGCAGATGGCAATCGCATGTTTGCCAGAAGCAAAAGACATTACGCTATCCTAGACCTCATGTTAGGCGCCACCATCAAGGAGGCTCTGCTTTGATCTTGATCAGCAGCTCGAGCAAACTCCTCGTCATACAAGCCTTTCAGCATCTGTACACGATCAGGCGCTTTCTTCAAAGCAATGTAATAGGCAAGTCCTGCCGCCAAACATGGGTAAAACCTAAATGGCACATCTACCGTATTCACACCAGCATCAGCATCTTCAATGCGAACCAGGCGATTAATTATCAATTGATCCGTAGAGTTCTCAGAAGCTGGCCAAATATAAAGCCTTGGCGTTATTTGCTTGTCTAGAAAGAACTGAGTTGGTCGGGCCTGGGTTGACTTATCTGGCAAGCCCCAATACTCAGATCGACCAATTTGTACCATGGCGATATCAGTGGTGTTTGACCCGTCAGTCCTGCGAATCACAACATCAAGCACATCAATCGTCGTAGCAGACAAATCAAGAAACTCATCTCCTTGGGACAATGTTGTGGTGCTGTTTGTCACAGTCCATTGGTTTAACCCTCTGTTTGCCCAATCAGCAAATAGAAGGTTTAGTGACCGCCTTGCAGTCACCCCATCGTAGCCAGTGCGGTACTCAAGGCCGCATCTTTCAAATGCTTCCTCAACGTATTCCGCGACATCTGGCTCGAAATCAGAGCTTCCAGAAGTAGCCATTAATAACTCTTTAATACTTCAAGTATTACGGTATAAGTGTCGCCGCTGCTTGCGCCAATCGTGGTGAACTGAACGTCGCCAGTCTTACCTGATCCTGCGTTATTAGGTATCCCAGAAAATGGCGTGTAGTCATGCATACCATTTGAGTCTGGAGACAACGCAATAATCAACGTGTCTGACGTTGCGTCATTCAATAATTGAACGCCCATGCCAACGCACTGCCACCAGATCTTTGCAATTGCTACCTCGGTGCAAGAATCTCCAGCACTGTTAGCTGCAAGCGCGCTTACATCAACCTTGGTTACTGCGCTTTCGCCAGTGCCGTCGCTAATGTTTGTAAACTTGAGTACGGCTTTTCTCTCACCATCCTGAATGGTTTGAGACGTTACTGTATCAGCCATGCTTTTCTCCTAAGCAGAGAGGGCTTATGCCCTCTCATTGAAGTTAATCAATATATTACTGATCAGCAAACGCAGGCGCAGTAGTACTCGTTGCATTTCCAAAGATTTGGTAATTGGTGGAGTCTTTGCCGATTATGGTCACTTCAAACCCTGCAGGCACATTCAACTGAATGCTGCTGTTTGAGCTTCCATTTGAAAATACTGAGCTAACTTCGTTTCCATCAGTATCTAGGAACGTAACGCCGCCGATGAAAAAGTTAGTGTTTCCAGGGGTAACAATTATTGCATCTGTTGCGTCAGCCGCACCGCCTGCATAAACAAACTTGAACACAGACCCAGCAATAGGTGCTGGCAGAGTGTAAGTGTTGTCTTGACCGCCGTCTGGGACAAGAAGAACTCGTCCACTATGGTCTGCATTGTTAAGAGTTTGGTTGCCATCAGACAGGCTTATTGGGCCAGCCCCATAGGTGCTGACTTCAGTGATTGCGCCAGTGGTGGCATTTTTGCTAATAGCTTTGAAGGTGCTTTCAGATCGCACCGCACCTGAGAAAGTAGTAGTACCCATGTTCATCTCCTGTCGTGGGTTATGTCAGCCACACCATGCGGCTGTCAGGGATAGTTGATTTATACAGCACAAAAAGAAAAGGGGCAACAATGTGCCCCTTCTCCAATTGTTCCATGTGGAACAATTATGCGCCTTGCGATGCAAACACAGCGCGTGGGTTACTGAAGCCGAAGCTGTAACGCTCACGGGCCTTGTAACGCACGTTACCAGTGTTGAAGTCGCCTTCCATAGAAGTTGCGACAGGGCTTCGCTCGAAGTGCTTGAAGCCATCTGGCACGTCGGTCTTAACAAACCAAGCATCAGTGTCCGTCAGGAAGTGGTTCACTGCATAGCCTTGCGGCAGCATGCCCATGTTCCTGATTGCGTTGATGTCGTTGTCAGCCGTACTTACTCGTCCGGGAGTTTCCAGAAGACGATCCGCCACAAACTGAAGCTGTGGAGGAACGACTAGCTTGACGCCTTGCAGAGCCAAGATCATGTTTCGATCATCTACAAAAGTAGAAATACTGATCAAAGCATCTTCCAGAGAAGTCTCGTTCAGATCTGAGTAAGCACTTGGTCGGTTTGAGAACGTACCACCACCAGCGAGGGGGTGTGCGTTTGAAACCAACTCAACACCGTCGCCGCCAGCGAAGCTAGAGTTGAACGCATTGTTCAACACGTTAGCAGCCTTGACTTGCTTGGTGTGTGCCATGCTGCGCGCAAGAGCCTTCGTATAACGAGCGCCTAAGCGGTCATACAAATTATCTTCAACAGCTTCCTCGGTCAACGCGAAAGCAAGCGCAACGGTTTCGTGTGTGTAACGAGCCGTGAACCCTTCGGATGCAGAGTCGTAACCGACACTTTGTCCTTCAGACTTATCACGAGCGTTACCAAAGCCGACGATCAGCACTTCTTCTTCAAACGCTCGGTCTGAAGATTCGGTGTCAAAGATCTCAGCGTGTTCATTCTCATAACGAGAATATTCCATGCCAAATAAAGCGTTGAGACCAGGCTCTAGCTCTTTGGCTAATTGTGCTCTTGAAATAGCCATTAGTTAGCCTCCTATGCTAAACCGGCGCCTTTTTGGCCGTAGATTGAGTTCTGAATAACAACGAGAACGTTGGTATTCGCCGTGGCAACATCTGAATTTTCTGGGTCGCCAGAAATATCAATAGCCTTAATTGGCAAGCCTGCTGTGGTTGCACCCGTGGTTACGTCTAGCTCAGCGCCAGATTTACCAGTTACAGTGCTTCCAGAACTGGTGTACACGATATCGAAGTTACCGAACAAGTCAGTAATCGGGAACGTATCATCAGCTTGGATTTCATACACAACATTCGGATCATCGATAATGAAAGCGATGATGTCCGAAGCATTAGTGCTTGCGGGATAGAAGTTGCTGAACACTTGTTCCTTGGTCGTAGGATCAGTGTATTGACAACCGTTGAACACACCAACGATAGGCACAGTGCCTCCGTCTGCGTGAACCTCTACCGTACCACCAGTAACCTGGGCAACCATATCTCCTTGGAAGATAGCGGTTCCATAGTTAGCAGCGAT